GAACAATTTATAGCTTGGGCTTCGGAGAATCTCCCAGATAGTGACGTACAATCTTATAACGACACTGTTAATAATGCTGACATGAGCACAATTAAGCTGGCACTCAGAGGACTCTACTCCAGCTATGCTAAGGATGCAGGGGTTTCCCCTAGTTTACTCCAAGGTACAGGTAAAGCTGCTGCAGGTGGCTACGAGTCCAAAGCTCAGATGATTTCTGACATGGGTAAACCTGAGTACAAAACTGATTCAGCCTTTAGAGATCAGGTAGAAAGAAAACTAGCAGCTACTCCAGATGGTATTCTTTAATTATAGTTAGCTCGCCGCCTCCTACAAACGAGGTGTGAGGGGTTGTCATCTCACCTCTCACACCTTTTTCTATTGACCATTAAGTTGACTTGGGCTTTATTGCTTATAAGCCAACATTAAGGTTGACGTTGGTTAGCCCTGCTACGGTAGGATAACTAGTCCTTCTCACCCAACGGTTTGCCAATCATTATTTATATATTTTGATCGTCAAATTATGTTGTCGCTCGTTTGTGATCGACAAAAATATTAACAAAAGGATTAGATTATGGCTAATGCAGCAGCATCAAGGTTAGGCCAAATTAATGTCGCAGGAGACGTTAAGGCTATTTTCCTTAAGAAATTCGCGGGTGAAGTACTCACTACGTTTGAAGAAACAAACGTGATGAAAGCTCTTCACACAGTTCGTACCATTGATAATGGTAAATCGGCTCAGTTCCCAGTAACAGGTACAGCAACCGCTGGATACCATGTAGTGGGTGAGGATCTTGTTGACTCCACTGTTGAAGGCGGAATCCAACTGATTAAACACGCTGAGAAAATCATCAACATCGACGAATTGTTGGTGGCTTCTACGTTCATTGCTAATCTCGATGAACTTCGGAACCATTATGATGTTCGCTCGATCTACTCAAGTGAACTTGGAATGGCTCTTGCCAACAAGTTTGATCGTCAGGTTATTCAGACTCTTCTGATTAACACGGCTACCTTCGATGGCTCTGGTATTGCTACACCAGCAGTTACTACTATTACTGGTGGTAAGGCTGCTAGTGCGGTGTACAGTGCCGCTGGTACTGATGACTCAGACAAGAGATTCCTAGGTTCCACAGGTGCTGGAACCATGGACACTGACGGTTTGTATTTGGCGAAGGCCATTTACGCAGCGGCTCAACTTCTCGATGAGAAGGATGTTCCTGCTTCTGACCGCTATTGTCTCGTGAGTCCACAGAGGTATTACAACCTCATCCAAGCTGAGACTGCTTCGGGTAACAACCTTCTCACAATCAATCGTGATTGGGACGGAAACGGTTCTTACTCCAAGGGTACAGTAGCTCAGGTCGCTGGTGTGACTGTGGTTAAGAGTAATCACATTCCTACGGGTGATGTAGCGGCTGAAACGGGACAGGCTAATACCTATTCGGACACCTTTGGTGCCAATGTAATGGGTTGCGTGTTCCATAAGAGCGCAGTAGGCACAGTGAAGTTGCAAGATCTCGCAACTGAAAGTGAGTACCAGATTCAACGTCAAGGCACCCTGATGGTTGCCAAGTACGCTATGGGTCACGGTGGCTTACGCCCAGAGTGCGGTGTTGTTCTTATGAATAACGACGATAGCTAATAGTTAACGGGGGGTATACAAAGGGGGGAGTCCTACTCTGGACTCTCTCCTTTTTTTGTTGTAATTTAGAAGCAAGAGGATAATAAGGAGTAATTATGGCATCAGGAAAAACTTCCAAACTAGAAGCAGTTAACACAATGCTCACATTTATTGGGGAATCCCCAGTAAACAGCCTTGCAGACGATGCAGGAGTAGGGGATTTGCCCGTTGCTGAGCAGATTCTAGATGAAATTGATAGGGAAGTTCAGTCACAGGGGTGGCAATTCAATACAAATTATGATGAGGTTCACTCTCCTGACTCAAATAAATTCATTATCTTTAGCCACTCTGTAGTAAAAGCTGATGTAAAAGTGGGACAGTACACTGATATGGACATTACTCTTAGGGGTAATAAATTATATAACAGATCCAAGAATTCTTTTGAGTTCACCAGTGACCTGAAGTTAACCCTTGTCACCCTATTGCCTTGGGATGATCTACCAGAAGCAGCTCGTAGGTATATAACAATGAGAGCTGCCAGAATACTGCAGGATCGACAGATAGGTTCTAGAGAGCTCACTGAAATAGGAATCAGAGAAGAGGTAGGTACGCTTGCGTTACTCAGGGAGTATGATTCAGAAGGATCGGATTACTCTGTGTTTGATGCCTCTCTACCTGCCAAGACAATTAGCGATTATCGTAGGTCTACTACTTATTAATGTTATGCCTCTAATAAATACAGCCATACAGAATCTTCTTAATGGTGTATCTCAACAGGCAGACTCCCAGAGATACCCCAGTCAGGCTCAGGAACAGATAAATGGGATCTCTTCTCCTGTTGAGGGGCTCATAAAGAGAAACCCCACTGAGCATATAGCCAAGATTTTCCCAACAGTCCCAACCAATGTGTTTTCTCAGGCTTTGAACAGGGATTCCTCCGAGAGGTACATGGTCACAGTCCGTAATTCTGAATGGAAAACTTTTACTGCTTCTGACAGTGGCGATTTATTTACCAGCACAGCTCATGGGTTTGCTGCTGGGGAAGCGGTACGCCTCTATACAGCCTCAGGTACACTACCTACAGGGGTGGACGCTACCTTGAGGTACTACATAGTGGATCCAGTCCCTTCTGTTGATACCTTTCAGCTATCTCTCACAAGCGGAGGGTCAGCTATAGTTATCTCAAGTGACGGGAGTGGAACCCTAAGCGTAGGTGTGGATCCTATTTCAGTTGTAGATGTCCTCACAGGATCAGAGAAGACAGTAACCAGTACTAACTCTGTTAATTATATTATTGATACAACTCCAAGTAGTTGTCTTAAGGCAACCACTATTGCCGACTATACTTTTATTGTTAACCAAGGGAAAACCCCTGCGTGGACGGCAGATACCTCCACAGATACCCGATACAAGGCTTATGTCTACATCAAGCAAGGCGACTATGGAACTGATTACAAGGTGGAGATAGATGGAACTACTTATTCCCATTCCACTCCAGATGGTTCAGGAGAATACGACAGGACAGATATAGATACTGAATACATAGCAGAACAACTGGCTTCTGCAATAGGAACTCCTTCAGGTTTCAATGCTCCTATTACAAAAGGTTCCACTATTGAACTGAGTAAAACAGATGATTCTGATTTTGAGATAGAGACACATGATGGTCTAGGTGATGGGGGAATGAATGTAGTGAAGGATGTAGCAGAACTGTTCACAGATCTTCCCCTGTATTGCCGTAATAACCAAATTGTAAAGGTAAGGGGTGACGTAGAAACAAATACGGATGACTACTATGTCAAGTTTACTTCGGATAACCCAACCAGCGAGCCTTTCGGCAAGGGGAGCTGGAGTGAATCCATAGGCCAAGCCCTTTCTTACTCTCTTGATGCTTCCTTAATGCCTCATGTGCTAGTAAGGGAATCCAGTGGCGACTTTACCTTTAGAGAGGCAGTTTGGAACGATCGAATAGCAGGAGATGACACCACAAACCCCGCTTTAACTTTTGTAGGTAATAATATAACAAATATAGTGTTGTTTAGGGATCGTTTAGGGTTTCTATCCAACGAAAATATATGTCTCTCTGAAACTGGAGAGTACTTTAACTTCTTTAGAACAACGGTGACTCAGATTCTAGGAACTGACCCTGTAGATGTCAGGGCAAGTCATAACAAAGTGTCCTTCTTGAAGGATGCGGTTCCGTACAACAGGAACTTGTTACTATTTTCAGATCGTACTCAGTTTATGCTCACAGGTGGTGATGTCCTGAGTCCTTCTTCAGTTTCCATCAGTCAAGAGACGGAGTTTGAGGTAGATAACACTACTAGTCCTGTCCTCAGTGGACGTAATACCTACTTCCCGTTTAGCCGAGGGGATTACTCAGGACTTATGGAGTACTTTATTAGTCCTGACACGGAACAAATGGATGGAGTGGATGTGACTGCTCATGTTCCCAAGTATATCGAAGGAACTATAACTAAAATAACAGCCAGTTCCACTGACCCTACTATAGCCGTGGTGGCTGATGGTTATACTAATGGGTTTTTTGTTTATAAATACATCTATGATGGCCGTAAGAGGCTTCAGTCGGCATGGTCTAAGTTTAGCTTTGATTCCGGTACTTCAGTGGAGACTTTGGAGTTCATAGGTAAGACC